GTTGAAGATTTCCTCGGAGGATGATTGGACGTATTTCCCCGAGTTCACTTTGTATGCTCAAATTGCCATAGGGTCCATTCCTTCCAAGGACGTTGCCTACAAAATGATAGGTAATGAGGCGTTCATGGAAAAGGATATTCAGGACACCAAAAAGTTCATCAGTGCGGCACGAGAAATCAACCGGATGGTGGAAGCCCACATCAATGAGGTCTATCAGGACTACGTTGACGAAAATGATGAACTCGTAAGGTTCTATAAACAAGGACTTTCCGAACACGGTCTGCCGAAAGTTTAACGGGGGACTTGACAAACGGCGGGAATGTGGTATAATTCTCGCAGTTAGTTAGAGAACGCTCTTCTGACCCAAGCAAAAAAGTTTCATCTTTTTGTTGACATGGAGATATTTATGGGTTAGAGTGTCGTTATAAAAAATGCCAGCTTGATGTAACGGAAGCCTGTCGCTCTCATAAGGCGAATGCAGTGGTTCAACTCCACTATCTGGCACCAATTTCGGGATTTTGCCAATCCTCACAGATACTTATATGTGAGTAGCAGAAAGGATTGGTATGAATTTCAAATCTGGAAGATGGGCACGGAAAGCGTGTCGTGGATGTGGCTCCGAAACTGATAATCAAATTTATTGCTCGGAGGCGTGTAAGAGAACGCATCGGACGAATTTGCTCTTTGAGAAGATAGACCGAGGCGAGTACCTCGTCAAACCTTACGGTGGGAATGAGACGCTGAAAAAGTATCTGATTTCTCGCCGAGGAAGACAATGTGAAGTATGCAAAAACACGAAATGGCAGGAACAGGAAATTCCTTTAACCAGTCATCACGTTGATGGCAATGCCAATAACAATCTTCCAACTAATTTGCAACTTATTTGTCCCAACTGTCATGCGCTGACTCCTAATTACGGAAAGAAAAACGAGGGAAAGTCGGCACGCACTGACAGAAAACATGCAGGTGTGGTGTAGTGGTAGCCCACAACGTTGCCAACGTCGGAGTACGGGTTCGATTCCCGTCACCTGCTCCAATTTGCGAGTGTAGCACAATGGCAGTGCGGGAGTTTTCCAAACTTCATACGAGGGTTCGATTCCCTTCACTCGCTCCAATTTACGGTTGTTCTTTACAATATGCGGGTGTGGTTCAATGGTAGAATGTGGACTTCCCAAGCCTGAGACGTGGGTTCGATTCCCATCATCCGCTCCATGCGAGTATGGTATAACGGCATTATCCGACGCTTCCAACGTTGGGATGAGGGTTCGACTCCCTTTACTCGCTCCAATTTGTATAGTTAAGCCTCTGTAGTGATAATGGCAGCACGCCACTTTGGTAAAGTGGTGGAGTGGGTTCGATTCCCACCCGAGGCTCCAATTTGATAGTTATGCACCTGACCCTCGGAGGGACGTTCGTCTTATAAACGAATTCGCACTAGATTAGTGCCGGGATATGGTTCGACCCCATACAGGTGTACCAATTTGGAATATGCAATCGGCCTCGTGTCAACATCTGAAAGATTTCATGACGGCCCAACTTGAGGTCGTCGGGAGGCATTTGGACGAACACAAGTATCTCCGAAAAATGGGAGACAAAGATGAAGCGTTAGCATCGTTCATCAAAGATTACGGCTGGCTGATACGGGAAATGTATTGCAGCAAGATTTGTAGTATTCGGGAAGGGTGCGAGATTGCATCCCAAATGAGCAGCAGCGGTGATTTGCTGAGAAATCATTTACCGAAGTAACGCCCGTGTGGATTAGGGAAACTGGAACAACCGGAGCACTTAAAACGCTCTATCCTCTGCACGTTCGAATCGGGTCACGGGCACCAATTTATGTTACGAGACGAGAATGGTAAAGAAATCAAATTGCCGAAAGTACATGGCAATACGAAAGTCCGAAACCCGATAACGGGTCAGAAAGACAGGACGCTCTCGCAATGGAAGCGGGCAGGATGGGAAGCGGCAGACCATCTGATAAAAGCCTTCGCAAAATAATTTCGGAAATCTGTTGACAGCATCGGGGTAGTATGGTAAGTTGTTGGCAGTTGAGACGCAAAGGCGACTCAAACGGGGACGCAAAGCGACCCCAGAGTAATGGCACTGTGGATTAAAGCGAAACTGGCAGAAGCGATAGTTTCAAAAACTATAGTCCTTGGGGGTTCGAATCCGCCCAGTGCTACCAATTTATTGCAGGGTAGAGTTCTGGTGAACTCAAGTGTTTCATAAGCACTTTTAGAATGGTTCGATTCCATTTCCTGCTACCATTTATGGTGTATCTCGAATGCAGAAAATGCCACCGAGGACTCCAAGAGTTAGAGTTGTGGGGCAAGGCGGAATGGTGCGGGGACCATTACCGATGTAAAGATTGCAACCACGATTTAACCCGTGACCCCGCAGTGGTCTATGAAGAAGCCATGAAGTTGGCAGATAGACTTTGGAATTTGCCGCCCGATAACGGTCAGTTTGAAGAGTTATTCGATGGGTGGGATTAAGTGTTCTTTGATTGCCAGTGTCATATAATGGCATTATGCGAGTTTTGTAAACTTGACACGGGGGTTCGATTCCCTTCACTGGCTCCAATTTCGTAAACAACACGGGAACGACCAACCGTCTGTAGGAATGTCATAACCGAGTCGCTGGATGGTTAAACCTAAGATTACAGGACGTTGTTTACTTACGCCAGCCTTGTTAGTATAGTGGCATTATGCGAGTTTCGTAAACTTGAGACGGGGGTTCGATTCCCTTACAAGGCTCCACTTTGACATACGTTTGTGTCGAACTGTTACATCGTTTCGACAACCTTAACAAAAGGATAAACATATGTTCACAATTATTATCGTTCTTGCCGTGGTAGGAGTTCTACTGTGGCTCATTAACACTTACGTCCCGATGGACGGAAAGATTAAGAAAATTCTCAATATCGCAGTGGTAGTATGCGTAATTCTATGGCTGCTCAATGTGTTGGGAGTTTTTGGTTATCTCAAGAGTGTACCCGCACCACATGTGCAGAACACGATTGAGATGATTGGTTAACGTTCTTTCTCGGTAGCTCAGTGATAGAGCAGTGCATTGATAAAGCGCCGACGTTGGCTCCAATCCAACCCGAGACATGGCCCGGTGGTAGAGTGGTTCTTATGCTAGTCTGCAAAACTTGAGACGAGGGTTTGATTCCCTCACGGGCCTCCACTTTCAATTTGTTCTTTAATATAGTCACGTCGTTATGGTGCTCCCTGTGATATTTATACTTATCACATCCAGCGAAAGGTATAACATATGAAGCCAACACTAATCAAAGTAGTTATCACAGACGACGACCATGTAATGATGGACGGTAAGATTTCGCCCATTGGGCTGATGGAAGAGAAAGCACTTCTTCAAGACCCAAGATACGATGTCACCATCTCAAAGCATGGGTTGTTCAGAGTCGGATGGCAAGACCGTCAGGGTACTCCAATTGGCCCTCAAGCACCAAGACCAGTGAATTATGACTCACTTGAACACAAGATGAAGGTCGTAGCACGGAAGTTGGAAGTAGCCCAATGGCACGCCAAGAACCCGGGCAAGAAAATGCCGACTGAGAAGGCAGCGCCCGAAGTTAAATCAGCGCCGAAAGCTTTTGCGCCACTCCCAAAACCAGTGAAGATTGACACGGGCATTCCGCAGGTATCAACGACAGACGCAGCAAAGGCAAAGGCTGATTTTGAGCGTCAGTTTCAACCACCAGCGCCCGAACCGCAGTCGGTAGTGAAGACGCCGAAAGTGGTGCCAGTAACACCACATCCAATAACGCCGAATACGCCGAAGGTTGATAAGAATCCGCCTAACAGTGTAGAGCCGATTCCAAACTTCACGACATAAGAATATACATCTTCGGAGGCACGTAAAGCGTGCCTCCGAGAAACGGCGAAAAAATAATTTCAGAAAGATGTTGACAGAATGCTCCTACTATGGTAAAGTATGGGCAGTAAGATGAAAATCGGTAAAGAAAATCCGATTGAAAGTAAAACAGACCGCTATTTATTGACAGACAGTATGAAACGACAATCACAACATTGGTTTAGACCCTCGACGCTCGTAGCGTTGCTCGCAAAGAGTGTCTATATCAATGAACGTCCAGATAGCGGAGGCTCATTGGCGTAATGTACTAAGAAATACCTTACCCCAGAATGAGCCGCCCAAAAAAGGCGGCTTTTTTGTTGGACTGATGAAGAATTTTGAGTGGCGTAAGCATGACAGTTGAGCCGAGAATCAAGAGTCCGTAGAGAGGTTCCGTGAGAATCGGATATAGCGGGGAGAAGAGTTTCTCTCCAACCTCGGTCAGAGTAGGAATACTTTGGCTACCAAACGTAAGGTGGACAAATCTCATTTGCTGCGGTAGCTCAGTTGGTAGAGCATCGGACTTTTAATCCGTTGGTCAGGGGTTCGACCCCCCTTCGCAGCACCAATTTCAGTATAGGCGTATGGTGTAATGGTAGCCTGATGGTCTCCAAAACCGTTGGTGTGGGTTCGATTCCTACTGCGCCTGCCAGTTTCCTCTTCAAGGAGGAGGCTGCACCCCTCTTGGACCGTGGGTGGTGTTCCTAAAAAAGCTTAGTCATTCACATGGCAAACGGTCCACCGATTTGAGGTTGTTTGTTTTATGCGTTCTAGTTCAACTCGCCTCCGAGAACAACAAATGCATGTTTATGGTACGATGAGTGTGAAAGTTTAGCATTCAAGTTTGTGGAACTTGCGGAGCGAGGGCAGTACTCGTATCGTACCCCACTTTTCTATCAATGATGGTAGTGATAATATCGAGGAATTTCTCGCTGCTGTTTGGAGTGAATCGTTTTTGTGATGATGTATCAATAATACATAGTTCTATGTGTTTTTCCAAACATGCTTGAAATTTTCGTTCATCATTGGTTTTGTGAGACGATAACTTTTCCTCTCCGAAAATAGGTTCGTAGTGAAATATTCCATTCAACTCAAATGCCAATTTCAATGATGGAATATAGATGTCTAACTCGGCATTGACGGTATTGGTCTTGTTGTAATCAATGCTGAGGGACGGATACGTTTTCGCAAGTTTTTTCCCAACCCACTTTTCAAGTTTGGAGCGTCGGCATCCTGATGTCTTGTGGGAATTGTGATAAGTCGCAGAACAGGACGAAGAACAAAATGTATATTTTGTCTTCTTCAATTCTCGGGGCGTCCTATAAACGACATTTCCACAAAGATGGCATCCAATTAGTTTTCCATTATGTTTTCCTTCGTGAGAGCAGTTGCGGGAACAATATTTCAAGTCGTTTCGCCGTGGATTTTTTTCGATTTGACGTTTGAGAGATTTTTGGATTTCGTTTTTTGTGATAGTAAATGTGGCATGGCAAATGTAACATTCGAGTGGAAGTAAATCTCGTGATTTTGCGTTTTCGAATTCGGTTGGGGTGAATAATGGTTTCATACACCAATAAATATCATTCCAAAACCCGAAAATCACCCCAAACTAACAATTTCAAGTTGCAACAGAAACGGGCTATATGGAGTTAGCTACTCCTAACGGTGCCCGATGAGAAGACAATAGTGGTGTATGTAGTAGCACGCCCCCTTACACGGGGGAAGATTGAATGCAAAAGTCAACGTTAGGAACGATAAAGCGTGAAATCCTCTGAAACCGCTCTTTGGTGTCGGAACTCGAATGGCAGAGAATTCGCCTCTTAAGCGAACGTGTGTGGGTTCGACTCCCATCGGCACCACCAATTTATTCCCGCTTCGTATAATGGTAGTACAGGAGCCTTTGAAGCTTTTGGCGGTGGTTCGATTCCATCAGTGGGAGCCAACTTCGTAGGGAAAATCTTGGTATTTATACCAATGTTTCACTTACATCAACGATAGTTATAGACATATGACAAACACAACATGTACATTCTGTAAGGTGAAAATCTATAAGCGCCCGAGCCATATGCGCCTATACAAAAAGCATTTCTGTAATGCGGAATGTCAAAAACAACACGAACGCCAAACCAACACCAGAGTTGAAGTGAAATGTTCCCAGTGTGATGCACCCCTTACTCGCAGTCAGCAGCAGTTGCGAAAGAGCAAAAGTAGGCATTATTTCTGCAACAATGTTTGTAAGAACCGATTTCTAATTGCCGAGCGGTGGAAAGGAAAATCAAATGTAAAAGACCACCAACATCGTAGGTCGAAGGTGATTGAAAGATGCCACAATCTATGTGTGAATTGTGGATACGACGAGGACATTCGTATGCTTGACATTCATCATGTGGATGGCAACCATCAACACAATGATTTTTCCAACTTGTGGAGTATCTGCGTATGGTGCCATCAAGAGCATCACAGATGCCATAAGCCAATAGCAAAACTTTTCGGGGTATAGGTGGGTAAATGGAAGCCCTCTCGGTTTGGAGCCGAGCGTCATTATGACCTTGCTGGTTCGAGTCCAGCTATCCCGACCAATTGCGCTAGTAAGGAAGCAACCATTCGGAAGAGTGGCCTCGGGGGAAAACCTCGCTCAGACAACCGTGTGAACGGATTGGCGGCTCCTTGCGGTATCTAATTTCAAAATGATAGTGATGATGGTGATGCAAGAGAGACATGTTGTTCTTAAAGCACAGTTGGCTAAGGGATTGCCGCCTCGCATTGCGCCGAGGTTACAGCAGGGTTCGAGTCCCGCTTGTGATGGTGGACAGTAAATCAAAGTTCCTATGGAGATGCATATCTATACGAATGGCGAAGATGCGAAGGTGAAATGCCTTCGCCCGGAGTTATCATTTTGAGCAGGAGCACCGCAATTCGTGAGCGGATTATCTACGCTATCTTGTGTAGAGACTGCGTTTTCAGGGTGTAGTGTAGCTTGGCCAACACGTTAGTCTGGGGGACTAAAGACCACGAGTTCAAATCTCGTCATCCTGACCAATTTTAGATACTGACAGCAATCAAACAAACCTCCATTCAAAAGGAAAAAACAGTATCTAGTTCACGGTCATATGAAGTAGTGGCAACCTAATGCACTGTCTATGCAAAGTCCGGGGTTCGATTCCCCGTATGACCGCCACTTTTGCAAACGTACGAAGCCGAGGAAATACTGTCGCCAGTCGTTCGGCCTCCGGTAAAATAAGGATGGCAACCTTATCTAGTTGCAATTTCGGGCAATGGTGTAAAATCTAACACACCGTCTTTGGTGACGGAGACCCCAAGAAGAAGTCTGGGCGTCCGAACAATTTTGGGGTTGAAGAAGAACAGCAGATTCGCTTCCCTGTCACGGAAGAGATAGCGGGGCCAGCACCCGTCAATCCCGCCAAACGTCCCATAGCTCATTTGGTAGAGCGGAGTCTTGATAAGGCTAAGGTGGTTGGTTCGAAACCAACTGGGACGACCATTTCAGCAGAGCATTAAAACAATGAGTTTTTGATGCTCTCATCTCTATTTATTGGGTATGAAACGAGATAGTAGAGATTGGACTGCAATACAAGAGGCATACGATGCGGGGGCGACGTGGAGGGATGTTCAGACCAAGTTTGGTGTCTGTAATGCAACTCTTACGTGGGCACGACAAAATAGGAAACTTCAATGCCGAACAATCTCTGATGCACAAAAGCTGGCATGGGCAAACGGAACGCAGGATGCTACCATTTATCAAACTCCCGAGCATAGAAAAAAGATGGCAAAGTTTGGAGGGTTAAAACCTCGGGCGGGGCATTGTAAGCATATCAAATACACAATGCGAAGTGGAACCGTAGTGGACCTTCAAGGGACGTGGGAGTTAAAGTTCGCCGTGTTTTTGGATGACCGAAAAATAGAATGGGAACGGAACCGAGTCGGATACAGATACACTTTTGGGGGAAAAGAACACGAATACTTTCCAGACTTCTGGATTAAGGAGTTAGATATTTATGTGGAGGTCAAAGGTTATGAGACCGAAAAAGACCGTGCGAAGTGGAAGCAGTTTCCGTTCAAACTTCTCGTAGTCAAAAAACAAGAAATCCAAGATTTGACTTCTTGGTGGAATAAACAAAGTTATGAAATCAAAAAGACGCCCGATAGTAATTGACGGTACAAAACCGATGAAAAAACGAGTTCTTCGGTATTGTGCGAAAATGGCACGACTTGAATATGGAAAAGGTTCTAACACTGAACGTTCCATTTTGTGCCGACTGTAAAACGATTTCCATAGTGAAGTAGAGCCACGGTTTCGGGTTGGAATCACATTCCGACTGCCTTAAATGGCGGGCACGAAACACCAGCATAAAGGAACGTAGTGCATTCCATCGCTTTCTATGGATTATGGGTGTGTAATGGCACTGGCTACGAACCAGTTAGCGCATAATTGGAAATGAAAATGAGAGTTCGAGTCTCTCCATGCCCACCAATGCTCGTCTAGTGAAATGGATATAATAAGACCCTGCGAAGGTCTAGTTCCGGGTTCGAATCCCGGGATGAGCACCACTTTTTTGGCCCTATCGTCTATCGGCTAGGACGATTGATTCTCAATCAATAGGGCGGGGTTCGATTCCCCGTAGGGCTACCAATTTCTAGGCTCGTAGGTGCAAACGACAAACCGCCATCCATTGAGGATGGAGATAGAGGTATGAATCCTCTCAAGCCTGCCCCTCCTGTAAGATAATGTAGTCCCTGCGCTCGATAAGCGTAGTATAGTGGTTCAAGTCCACTCGGGAGGACCACTTTGGGTGTGTCGCATAGCAGCAATTGCAGGAGACTGTAAATCTCCCGGCCTAACGGCCTCCGTAGGTGCGAGTCCTACCATGCCCACCATATTTATAAAATGTTGACCTATTGCTCGTAAAAGCTTATCATTCCCGCATGTTTGAGAAGTGTAAAAACAGCAAGAAGCAAGGCGACATAGGAGTTGGAGAAGCAATTACATTCTTCATCAAGAGAGGGCAGACAGTATTGTTTCCTCTGTCCGACAGTGAGCCGTACGATTTGGCGTTTGATGACGGGACGAAGTTAAACAAGGTCCAAGTAAAAACAACATCATCAAAAACTCCATATGGAGTTTACCAAACAAACCTTCGTGTTCTTGGTGGAAACCAGAGTTTCCATACAGTGAAAGAATTCGATGCGTCAAAGGTTGACTTTCTATTTATCCTTGCCGAAGATGGTAGTAGGTATCTCGTCCCATCAGTTGAAATTAAGACCAAAACCTATTTCAATCTCGGCTCCAAAGCAAAGAAATACAAACTATGAATGTAGGACACAAATTAGGACGTTTACGTAACCGACTCGCACGGCTGAAAAAGAAAACTCCCGATGCGGGTGCAGACAGACAAGGGGCAATGACCGCCCGTATTGCGGAGATTGAAGAAATCTTACGCAAGACAAAGGTCTAAGACATTGGTGGGTATCACAATTGGTCGTGAAATCGGTTGTTACCCGATGATATGCTGGTTCGAATCCAGCCCCACCAGCCAATTTAGCTAAACGGCACCACCGAGGTTGCACTCGGTAGAAAGGTGTCTATATTCAGTGGATAAGGAGATGGGACAATATTTGCAAATTACCATTGCTCAAACTCCACTTTTGCCGAGTGCCCCCCATGATTGGCTGTAAACCAGTTGTCATTAAATATTTGGGGTGGAAGACGTGAGGTTCAATTCCTCCATGAGGCACCACTTTATGAAGAAACACAAACGAATACAAAAAGTTGACTTAGCTGAAAAGTACAAGGACATCTATGACGACTTTCTCCGAAAAGGATTCACAACCGACCAAGCATTTCAATTGCTGTTGGCGGCGGTGAAACGTGAGAAAGTAGATAAAAAGTAGCAGTTTCCACCTTCTATCTACTATGTATTGGATATGAAATCCAAGACGATAGAATTAGAGTGTGCTTGCTGTCATAACAAGTTCTCGAAAGACCTCAAGGAATACAAAAGTCGAACTCGACTTTACGGACAAACTGAGTTTTATTGCTCGGCGTCTTGTCGAAATACCCACAGAATAGATGAGTATTCTCCATTCAGAACGTTTTTGGTGCTGTGTCGAAAAAATGTAAGGTTGAAAAAATTTGATTTTGATTTGGACCTGCCGTATCTCAAAACCTTGTGGGAAAAGCAAAAAGGAATATGCCCGTATTCCAAGGTTCCAATGTTGTTGTTTCCAACTTTACACAAGACCAAATTCAAACCCACGGCAGCATCCCTAGACCGAATTGACTCCAACCGAGGGTACGTGAAAGGAAACGTTGAGTTTGTATGCTTAAGCATCAACTACGCCAAAAACAGATTTGACCGAAATGAGTTTATAGAATTCATTTCCAACATAAACCAATTTACGCCAGAGGATAGAATCGCTGGCCCGACGCCTCGGTAGCAATATCGGGCGTCTCTATTTATGCCACTAAATCTTGCAAGTGTTTTCTCTTCATGAGGGAAAAGGGTGGCACCATTTATGCATCCCTACTCCGAGGCAACCTATGCTCGCCAATCAACGTTGAAAAAGTACGTCAGACCGTGAGGCAGCGAAGACGGAGAGACGGTGGAGCTACGTCTCAAAAAAAGGTTGTTTGATGCACCTTTTGTCCCAGTTGAGTATATTTATAGTTACTATGAAAGAACTTAAATTAACAAGCACTCAGAAGGCGACTGTAACCATTAACCCCAAAAACGCTATCGGAGAGTCGGTAGTCATTGATGGGAAGCCTACGTGGGAAGTAACCAGTGGGACTATAACTGTAGTAGTTGCCGAGGACGGATTATCCGCCGAAGTTGTAAGTAGTGATACTCCCGGAGCCAGCACAATCGTTGTATCCGCTGATGTTGACCTTGGTTCTGGTGTAGAAACCATCAAAGACCACATCAAAGTATTTGTTGTGGGAGACAAAGCAACCAATCTCGGATTAGCCGCAGGCCAATTCGGTCCTAAGTAAGGACAACTCAACCCATAAGGAACAATATGTCTAACCCAACACCATCATTCGTGACGCATCCCGTCATGCCAGTAAAGGCACCCGCCCCAGTAAAGGCACCCGCCCCAGCCCCAGCACCAGTTGCGAAGCCTGCTGCGAAGCCAATGTCAATGCCAAGATTGAACCAAGTACAAGCGTTGAATCCGGCAGCAGACCCGCCTAAGTTTCCACCAATTACCGTCCCAACGGTCAATGGAGTGCCTCAGACGGAACTTCCGCACCCGCCTCCGGGCTACTCATACCGCTAAGACTATGGGTATGAGCGTACATCTAGCTCTGACGAAGACGCCAGACTACCACCCACCGGTTCCACCAGCGACCCCTCCGAGTGGTAGTATAACCATAAATGGAGTACCTGTTATTCCAACTGTAAATGGAGTGCCTCAAACACAACAACCCGGGCCTCCTCCAAATTATACATGGCGCTAAACGAACGTTTCAATTCACATCAAAAGTTTCAACAAATCTGCCCGCTTTTGCGGGCAGTTTCATTTTATGCCATAAAATGTGGTGCCAGACGTTGTTTTGGAAAATCCAAAGTTTCTGGACATAATAGTAGGTATCATTCAACCGAAAATGAAATAGATTTTCGAGCATGTGACCGACAAAGAGGCAGTTGGTCGCCTCGGCCTGTTATAAGGCCCGGAACACGTAGGTTCGAGTCCTGCCATGCTCTCCAACTTGTCAATAGCCGAGAGGCAGAAGTCTGTCACGTAACATTCGAGGCATGTCATTGGTGCCTCTTAGACCTACGGGTGGGGACAGCGCAGGCGGTGATGATATTGACACCAATTTCTATTAGTAATGAGGCGTTTATATAACTAACGACAATCGGCACGCACGTAATGTAATCATAATACAGCCTGTGGACAATACCGCAGAGCAAGTCGTACATGAAAATAGAATCTTCCTACGTACGCTAATTTGGTAAGCGGCGACACTGTTAATGTCGTGCAATCGGTAGTGAATACCGTATGGTGGTTCGAGTCCATCCGTGGGAGCCAATTTATAATAAGTAGTTTAGATGGTATTACACGATATGTATAACCATGAACTGCAAAAAATGCAACAATCCATTTTCTGTCCGAGTATGGATAGACGGGAAACAAAAAAATCTCCAGCGTCGGAAATACTGTTTGGAATGCTCCCCATTCGGACAGCATAACACACGCAATCTTACAAAGGGTCCGTCGCCTCCAAAGATATGCAAAATCTGCGGCAATCCGTTTTTTCAGAAAGGAACTTGTTGCGGAGCATGTCGGGTTACGAACTGGCGGCGTAAAAAAAAGAAATTTCTGGTTGAGTACAAAGGTGGAAATTGTCAAGTATGCAAATATGATAGATGCATTGACAATTTGACATTTCATCATCTTGACCCATCAAAAAAGGATTTCCAAATTAGCGGAACTAGCAAAGCATTTGAGACGTTGAAAGCGGAAGTAGATAAATGCGTGTTGCTGTGCAAAAACTGCCACGGCGAAGTTCATGCTGGTTTGTTACAGATTTGATTCCTCTCTAGCTCAATGGTAGCAGCGGTCGGCTGTGGGGTCTGATAAAGTCTAAACCTTCTGAGGAAGGATTTCGTGAGTGCAAAACTCCAAGACCCGAGATTAACCGACAGGTTGCTGGTTCAAGTCCAGCGGGAGGAGCCAATTTTCAACACCGATAAATAACAATGCTTATAATCTCCGGACCAACGGTTAACCGACAGTAAGCATTGGTTTCATGAATAGTGACGCATGTTGATGTGTGGACAGCGTTAGCACACGAAAAAATCGCTCTACTTTTTACCCTCATCCATTCGAGTGATACCATGCTTTATGGCATATCGAACAAGCCCCGCAACATCCCATATGTTCAGGGCATTCATCAGTTCGGCACGATGGTATTCAACCGTCTTCGGGGAAAGCTTCATGATGTCGGCAATGGTCTTGGTGTTATAGCTTTCGGCCATTAACTGCAATACTTGAAGCTGTTTCGATGTAAGAGTTTCAAATGGAGTTCGGTCAGTTGAAGGTCTCACTGACATCAATTCCTTTCGTAATTCTCTATCCACATACATTTCTCCGTTAAGCACCCGCTTCAATGCGGTCTTTAGTTCGGATACTTGAGAGGTCTTCATAACGTATGCGTCGGCTCCGACAGCCAATGCAGCATGAAGGTATCTCTTATCCGCATACCCAGTGTACATGACGATTTTTGTATTTGGAAACCGAGTTCGGAGTTCTCGGGCAACAGCAATTCCATTCTTCATTGGAAGGGCAACTTCCATAATGAGAACATCAGGCTTGAGTTCGTGGACTTCGGACATAGCGTCAACCCCATTCTCAGCAGTCCCCACGAGTTCATATCCGAGTTTTGCAAGTAAATCGGAAATGCCTCGGATTACTAAAGGCTCGTCCACGATGACAACACTTGGTTTTCCCATTGGGGGTTTCTGTTCGGGTTCTGGCACAGCAACTATGTTGGGCTTTTCTGGTTCTGGCTTTGGTTCTTCGGGCGGCGGTTTGATTGCCTTCATCGAAGGGTTGGCCGTTATCGGATTCAAAAGTTGGAA